CGTCAATAGGCGAAAGCTGAGTGATGATGCCCACTGATGCAAGACTGCTTCTAGGGAAAACAAAACCACAGAAGCCGTTCGGAATATCGAGCCCGAAGCCAAGCCCAATGGCAACAGTCTGATGAGGCCTCAGCGTCACCTGAAAAGGAGAATACACATCAGCGCCCGCATCATCGAAATGCTTGCGTGAAGGCGCCTTATAGAAATTTCGGAGCTTAATCAGGTTTATCTTCATAAATGAGCGGGAATTCCTTTCTGAGGCGTTCGCTGGGCGTGATTCCCTTTTCAAGCGGAACACCGCAGCTCATCTTGCCTTCTTTGCATCCTTCCTTCATACAGAAGGGACCAGTGGTATCCGGAGCGAATAACGTAGGATTCAGCTTATACAGCTCTTCCCAGACCTTAAGCATGACGAAGATCGTCTCTTTCGTATTGCGTTTGCAGGTTCTTTGGCTGATGATATGTTTGAACTCAAAGGGCGTCGCGGACATGATAAGGATGTTTCTCAAGCCCTGAGGCGCAGCATATCCGCATTCATCATGATCGATCCCTGAAAGATCAAGGGCCTGGTAAGTCTCCATTGACTCCTTGCAGGATTTGAGATAGCATTCTCTGAGATCAGGCTTATCGAGAAGATCATAGGGAACTACGAAATCCGCATCATCGGAATAATCAGAATACTGAAGGCTCGCGGACATGAACTTGATCTCATTCTGATGTCTTGTGATCTGGGCAAGGAATCTTCTTGACGCTCCGACGACGACCACATTGATGACCCCGAATTTCTGAATGGTAGGATGAGGAAGATGCGCCATTATCTCAGCGGTCTGGGGAGCATAAGGCTTATCGTAAAGAGCCATGAAGTCATTCATGCTCTTGATCTTATGGCCTTTCTGAGTCAGTCTCGCCCCGCAGACCATCATCTTCTCACAGTTCTTCACGACATCCGGATTAAGCACTCTGACCTCGATCTTGTTCATTTCTGATCCCCTTTCTCGTCTTCGACTGTCCCGCGGCTTGCCGCAGAGTATTCCTCAACGACCATCGCCTTCAGGATAAGAAGATAATTTATCATATCGGTGATCTTCTCATCCCACTTGCTTATCGAATAATCGGTCGGCTTTCCGCGGACGCACATATCGAACACGGAGACCGCATGCTTGGCCATCATGCCGGACAATGCCTTCACCTCATTCTCATTCTGGAGCTTGCCGGCACGTTTGAAGCTGTTGAGCCGATCGGCTTTGTCGTCATCGTATTCGGCCCCTTTGGCGGCAAGAAGATTGCAGCAGTGATCCGCCTCTTCCCTTATGATTTTCGTGAACTCATCTCTTTCCATGGTTCATCTCCTTTATCTTTGTCCCGACACGCACTCATAAAGATAATTGTAGTATCTTCCTTCATGGTATTCCCACTTGAACATATGCCTGCGGTCTTTCGATTTGAAGAAGGGACTTGACTCAAAGATCTCCTTGATCTTGCTTTTGTCCTTCGTGATGTGATCATAAATGAACGCGACAAGGAAATAGTCACGCTCCGACTCATTCGACCCGGATCCCGGTGCTTTCTCGAACCAGTTGTTCTGGAATCCCGAGTCGCTTCTTATATAATGCTTAAGCAGCTCTTCCGGGTTATAGCCTTCGTTTTGATTGTTTTCAGACTCACAGGGCTTTGCTTTCTGCCTAAGAAGGTATTTATCAAGATAAGCCTTAATCGCTGAATCTGGGGCTGTTTTTATAGCGGCATCGTTTATCGTCATCCCTGTTATGGACACATACCTGTTTGAGCCTTCCGGATAGTAGAACTCGCATCCGGTCTTTTTGTTTTTGGTGAAATAAGTCTTCTCGTAATCATGCGGAATTCCATCACAAAGAAAGAACGACCTGAGCCCTGTCCCTGAAAAGCTGAACTCCTCATAGCATCCTGAGAATATGCCGAGTATGTCCTTCGCACGTTCATCGGCCGATCCGAGAACAAACGGAGACGAGAAGCAGTGATCGACATCCACGGCGCATATCCCGGATGCCTGTATCGAAACCCCAAGTCCGGCATATCCCGCGGCAAGATCGACGTCAAGCTCCTCAAGCGGAATGAAATCCGATGCGGTATCCGGATGCGCGAAATCCTTTCCGTGATAAGGGACTTTGTTCGCATCCATGAAACAGAATCTGAATCCTCCGTATCCTGACAGATTCTGATCCGTCAGGATACGGCTGATCGTCTCAAGCGCGGACATAGGCTAAAGCGGAAGACCCATGGCTTTCGCGCGATCCCATCCGACAATATCGTACCAGCAGCTCTTCTGGCCGTTGTATTCCTTATAATTGGCGTTGATGTAAATGCGGAGCCCGACCAGAATATCAAGCGCGTCCTGCATGGTCTCCTGTGTGGTGAAATATTCCTTTTCAAGAATCGGCTCACCGGGCTTCTCGCCTTCGAATTTAAGCATATCGGAAACAAACCGCTTGACGGAAGTGACGTCCTTCAGCGCATAATGGCGGAAGATCTTCCGGTTCTTTGTGCCGGGGACGGCCTTAAGGACCGAAAACCCTTTGTCATCAAGCTCTTCATTCACGCCGTCTTCAATCACCTTGAACTGGAATGAGACCTGCATATTCGTCTGAGCCTTATTCTCTTTAAGAACGGCTTTCTCGACCTCACAGAGATAATAGCCCTGAGGCATATCCTCAAAACCGCCGCCATTGCTTGCGGCAGTCACGCTGTCCCAGTCAATCTGGGACAGGATGTCATTCAGCGCAACGAACTTGTTTTCATCGGCCATGTTAATTCACCTAGTTAGCTTTCTTCGCCTTTAATGCGGCGAGCTTCTCACGGATGGCGGCAAGCTTATCGGCATTCGACATCTTATCTGGATTAGTCTCGGCAGGCTTCTCTTCCGGTTTCTTTTCTGCCGGAGCGACGCCAAGTATCTCCTCAGGAGTCTCAATATGCTTCTCGGCAGGCTTCTCAGCAGGCTTCTCAACAGGCTTCTCAACAGGCTTCTCATCGTTCATCTGAGCAAGCGTCGCTTTGATCTGGGCGATCTTATCGGTGGCAGGATTCCCAAGCTCAGGCGTAATCTCAGGCTTTTTGGCACGGATGACCTTTGTCTCTAAAGCAGGCTGATCCGCTTTTACAGGCTTAACAGCAGGCTTCTCAGAAAGAGCCGGATGACTGATCACGGGTTTATTGATGTTCTCGCCGACATCAGAAGTGGCAAGGGCATAGAACGCATTCCAGTCAAGCGGGATATAGCGCGGCGCATCAGGAGTAAGGCCACGCGTGATGCCGTACTCAGTCGTTCCGTCCGGGCTGAGAGAAAGCCAACGTTTCGTAAGAAGCTTGCCATCCGCGGTCTCTTCGGTGGTCGCATAGGCACGAACGAAATAACGGACACGGCCTTCAATCTGAGTGAGAACACGATCAGGGATCTGGCTGACAGGCTCATATTTCGTATATTCGATCCCACGGCGATCCTTAAGCGTGACAGCCGCACCATGACAAATAAGGATGACATTCTTAGGAAGAGCAAGAAGCTTCTGGATGGCGATGAAGAATTCCTGACGAAGAAGCGAATAGCCTTTGCCGTAACCAAAATCACTGATGTGCTTGATGTTGTTGTCGGCACAGAATTCGACTTCGGCCCACTGATAGAGATCCTCAAGAAGATCAACGACTATCGTATCATATTTATTGAGATCGATCGCGGCAAAGACCTTTTTGGCCTCAGCCCAAGAGAAGACCTGCTTGCAATCATCCGGATTGGCGTTGAAATAATCGACAAGGTATTCAAAGTTGCCATCAGTCGTAATGAAGAAAGGCTTCGGAGCACCGAATGCAAACGTAGACTTACCGACACCAGGCTCGCCGTAAATCACCATCTTAATGGTTTTCGTCATCTTTTAAATCTCCTTTTTGATTTAATGTAAATCCATTATACGCTTCCATTATCGAATAACAAACCGTCAAATGTATTTTCTTATGTTCTCTTCAGTGATCTCCTGTTCTGTATTGACAAGAATGCTTATCGCATCATGGACATCAAGCAATGTCACAGCTGGATAGAAATGATCCTTCCAGATGTCGATGTCGGTTTTAGTAATCGTCACATGCCTGTTATCTGTGGCCATAATGAATCCAAACTCAGGCGAATGAATGGTACGCTGGTGGTTCTTTCTTGATTCGCATATAATGCCGATGGCGGGATCATAGGTGATGA